GGAGCAGCAGCAGCCATATTCTGCTCAGTACCGAGATTCTCTTGAGCACCGTTAATAAGACGCTGAGTCTCTTGCTGTTCAAACACAGCAGCATTCGGACGGAACAATTGGAACCGGCTGAGATTGAGCGTGTCTTCCAACAGACGTGATAGCGCAAGGGCTGAGAGGTGAGGCGCGACAACCTGCCCCATAGGGCTGTTGAAGATGCCCCCAAGGTTCTGTACCAACTGAGCCTGTGCAGCGAAGTGGCGGGCTCCTACGGGTCTCAGAACGCCATTGGCAGTAATGTCATCTCGGCTAATCGTCAGGAAGGTTTGTGCCCCCAAGTCGTTATCCATCGTCTTAATAACATCCGAGCCATCCAGATTACGGCGAGCAGTTTCCAGCATTGCATTCAAGAGGGGTTCAAGGAGTTCGATTTCGAACGTATTGATTTTCTCTTGGAAGATACGGCTGGCTGCATTCTCAAGCGTCTGCACTTCAAAGGCAGTCTTCTCACCCGGAGTACGAACACCCATTGCTTCACGAGGAGCACCCGCATACATTTCCATACGTTGCTCAAGAAGCTGAATAGCATTGTCGCTCTGGATTACCCACTGAGAGTTACGAGCAAGCTCTGTAACGGCTCCGTTTTCATCAATGTGAATCTCCTCACCGGGAGCGTAATGGAACTCTTCTACCTCACCTGAGATAACCAACGGAGGCATAACAGCCAAGTCCATTGCGTCAGCCTTCAAGTTCTCCAGATGGTCGATCCGATATTGCATACCAACGAGATTATCCAGAGGACCCATAGCCCAAAGATTGTCTGGCCGATTGCGCCACCCAACATGATAAATAGGAGCGGACCCCAACCAAGAAGGGATAGGCTTAGAATCAACCACCCACATACGGTCGATAACGGTAACCTGCATGCCTTTCTGAAGTGTTCGTGTTTCGGTATCAAAGATATCTCCGTAGAAAGTCAAGACTTCCACGTAATCTTGTCCGAGATATTCGGAGTAGTTACCGAAGCCATCCATCATAAAACCTTCGCTCTTATCGGCTTCTTCAATACCGTAAGCGGAAGCGTAGCTCTTAATCTTGTCCCGATTCTTAATTGCATTCTTGAGGAAGGCGTTATCCGGATTGGTTTCAGCCATTGAGGCTAGTTGGCCAATACTAATAAGGCTTCGTACAATCTTGAAAGAATCTTTGAATGAATTAGCAAGTGGATTAAAGACAATATCAAGAGGGCTAATTCTGCGAGCTTTTGGTCCCACATAATCAATCACCTGTACCCCGAGAGCATCTTCACGGCTAGAGCTTTCGAAGTCTGCCGTAGCGAATACATTCCCGTAATCAATATAATCTAGGAGCAATCGGCTCATCTCTGTACGGAAATGGCTCTCACGGGTCTTGTTGGCCATGTAAGATTCAATTGCTGTCTTCTTTGCCTTCGTAGCGTCCGAGGACGTGTAGGCATCCCACTTCAGCCAGTCATCATTAGGGAAGAGGGCCGAGAGATAATTCGAATGCAAGTTGTCACGAATCTGGCAAAGCTTAGGGAGCGTTGTCTTATTCTTCCAAGGAAGCACTGAGTTACTCGTGGTGGTGGTGTCTGTAGCGAAAATGTAGTTACGTACTTCTTTCCACTCTTGAATCTTGGGGAACATCTGCGTGTGGTAATTGAACCAAGTTTGCGAGATGTACTTAGCCACCTCATCACGCTCAGCAATGTCACATACGTTTAGTGGGCGATTTGCCATTTAATCCTCTTATCTGAAAGCCACGCCGCCAAAGCGAGAACTTATTGGAATGATGTTTTCACGAATGGTGCTAGAGCCTTTCGATTTAGGCTTAATAGCAATGCTTACAGCCGCTGCAAGGGCATCCTTAATGTCGTCATGGGCGGGCCTAGCTTGAACAAGCTGCTCCTCCATAACGTCCGTATAGCCGCCCTTGTAGTGCCAAATCTCTTTGTTATCGTAGCGATGCTCTAGGGCTGCTGCGATACGCTCTTCTTTGCTACCTTCGGAACGGTTAGGACGATATTCGTCAATCGAAATGGAAAGCCCTTCAGCCCGGAGTCGATCCTTCAAGTCACGGACAATAACCGTTTGTGCTACGGTAACTTCAGCCCGGAGCTTCTTAAATTCCCACTTGCTATGCAATCGAGCGATTTCACTAAAGTATTCGCTAATCTTATCCGTCTTGAAACAAGCAATGTCTAAGACGTAGATGTAGTTATCTGGATCAACTCCGATAACCACGATTGCGGTATCGTCGGACTTCTTACTTAGCGAGAAGGCGAAGTCTATTGAAGCAAAAATATTAAGGCGATTTCCTCTGAAATACCAATGACCGTCGGATTGCTTAAGAAACTTTCGATCGTAGTATTGGAACTTATCCCGGTTAATTCGATTACTTCCCGGATCATTTGGGTCATTGTAATACTGTGAATGGAATTGGGTTGTGTCGGAATATTCAGCGCGGATACGTGATAAGACTTGCTTATCAAACCCAAACGCCTTTCCATCCTTGGGTCGAATGGCTCGGGGCCATACGAAGATTCCATCGGTTTCGACAACATATTCTTTAATCTCCCAAACAGGCTTACGTTCACTTAGCTCGCCTTCTTCGTTATACACATCGTATTCTTGAGCTTTCCAAGTAGCGTACACATCGTTTGGATGGTAACGAGTACCACAAGCCAAGGTAAAGCCACCAGCATTACGAATAGAAGTAAATTGAGAAGACTTCTTAGATACGCTGTCGCGTCCGTCTTCGGTATAGGCATTCTCTGGAACTACCAAGTCATCTGCAATAACGATGTCAGCGTGCCAGCCAGTTGTATTAGTAGTAAGGCCAGCGGTGGATACAGTAGCATCCCGAATACCTTCGACTTTTCGAACTTCATGGTCAATACTGAACTTTCGTTGACTCCATCTTTCACGTTTACCCTCCTGCGGATTGATATATTCCGGAAAGTAGCGAGTGTAGACTGAGGAGCCGATAATGTTTTGAATTGCATAAAGCTGGGTCTCAGCCAATTCGCTAGTTGCAGAGACATACAGAATGGTAACTTCTGGATGCCGCGTAATAATCCAAGCTGCCCACGTAGCCACCATATGAGACTTCAGGTGGGCACGAGGGAGCATAATGAGTTTGTTCCCTGTCAGGTTTTCATCAAGCCCGTAGAGGGTGTATTCCTGAAGCCACAAGAAGATTTCCTTATGGACGTCCCCATACATGTAGCCGGGATTGACTAGACGAGCAAAGAAGTAGAGGTCTTGTTTAGCCAGTTCTCTAAGTTCCTTTGCATCGTCCGGCATTCTTTCTAGTTTCTTCTTTGCTTCTGCCAGCCAGTTATCAATCATTTCTTCATAAGCCTCAACACGTCTGCGCCATATTCATCCTTGGCTCGGGTTTGGAATTCCTTCTCTCGTTCAATCTCAGACTCGCTAGGACGTCCTGCTGCACGCTTCTCCCATCCACGGTCATTGAGCCATTTGGAGGCTTGGAACGAGCCTGTACGGGCTTGGACAATCATTGCCTTAACACCCTCACTGCGAAGCTTGTACTCAAGCTCCTCACGCCATTCATCCACGTTCTTACGGATAACCTTGTTCTCACACATCTTCAGCCAATGCTTCCAACCCACGAAGTAGGTTTTGGCAAACTGATATTCCGTGGGGTCTTCCATTTCGAGATAGAGACGCTTAGCCGAGGGATAGAGCTTGCCATTATGAAAATGGTCATGGTCTTTGAACGTGTAAATAGCGTCTTCGTTATATCCCACTTCTAGGAACAGACTTTGTGTAATGTACCGTCCCATCGAATCCACCATCTTACTTTTGTCCGGCAAGAAGCTTTCTAGCTGATTCATATTGTCCATAGTAATAATCCCTTTCTATCTTTACTTGGTCGGCGTCACTAGCGAGCCTTGCAAGAAATTCTGCATCGTCCCGGTAAAGTCCTGCGCCTGTGCAGGCGGGCTGAGTACTGGCAACTGTGGCAGGACGCACTGGGCGGTTCCGCAAGCTGCTAATAGTGGCATTGAGCCGATTAGTAACGTCAGCAACAGCGAACGCTTTAACGAAGTCCGCTTGTGATTTGTTTGAGTCAAGTTGTTTCTCCAAAGCTTGGGTTGCCACAATGGCATCAGCTTCTTGCTTCACCAATTTACCGTGGTAATACATATA